AGCTATTTCTTTAAAAAACTTACTACAATATGAAGAACCTATTATTCATTATATAGAAGATTTATCCGTACTAGATTCTATTGAAAAAGGAATGGCTGCTTTTGATTATGAAACGACTGGTATTAAACCTTATTTTCAGGGTCATCGAATAGTTTGCGCCTCCATAGCATATGATGAAAATAATGTTTATACTTTTATAATGCCATCGAAAAAAAGCCTTAGAGAACCTTTTATTCGGTTTTTAAAAAATAGGAAAATTAAGAAAATCGCTTCTAATCTAAAATATGAAGATCAATGGAGTGCTATTCGTTTAAAGACGGAGGTAAAAGGATGGTTCCATGACACAATGTTAGCTGCTCACATCTTGGATAATAGGAGAGGTATTTCAGGTTTGAAGTTCCAAGCCTTTGTTCAAATGGGGGTCGTTGGATATGAAACTGAAGTAGATGGATATATAACTAAGAGCAGGCAGAAGGATAATCTCTCAAATGCAATTAACCGAGTACAAGAATTATTGGATCAACCCGGAGGGACTAAACAATTATTGAAATATTGTGCTTTGGATTCTATTTACGAATACAGACTAGCTCAAATGCAATTAAAAGAAATGGAAATAAGGACATTACCTTTTTAAAAATGGAAGTTCAATTAATAGACAATGCGCATACGTTAACTCATGAAGGAATCCTAGCATTAGCCAGAGCGGAGAGGCAAGGAATTAGGGTAGATATTGATTTGGCTGAGCAAAGGTATAAGGAATTGACTACCCTAATTGATGATTTGATTATTTCTTTTGAGAAATCAAAATTTTATAGACATTGGAAACACGCTAGTGGGAAAAAGACATTAAATATAAATAGTAATCATCAATTGTCTAGTTACTTGTACAAGGTAAAAAGAATCAAACCAAGTATAATAACACCATCGGGACAAGGTTCTACTTCTGATGAAGCTCTAAGTGCATTAGGTATTCCAGAATTGGACATACTGTTACGAATTCGAAAATTGAAAAAATTACGAGACACGTACTTAAAAGCATTCATACAAGAAGCACATAAAGGATATATCCATCCTATTTTTAATCTACACATGGCAGCAACATATCGCTCCTCTTCTGATAGTCCTAACTTTCAGAATATACCAATTAGGGATAAGGAAGCTAAGGAAACGATTCGAGGATGTTTATTCCCAAGACCAGGACATCAGTTGGTAGAAATAGATTTCTCGGGATTAGAAGTATCAATTGCAGCTTGTTACCATAAAGACCCAACGATGTTATCTTATCTGAAAGATCCAAATTCGGATATGCACGGGGACATGGCAAAACAGATATTTCTTTTTGATGAGGAATTTGATAAAGCACTCCCTGCTTTTGATACATTAAGGAAAGGGGCTAAAAATGGTTTTGTCTTTCCTCAGTTCTATGGGGACTATTATGGTAATAATGCAATAGGATTATCACAATGGGCTGAACTTCCATTAAAATACAAGTATAAGAAAACGGATGGACTAGAATTACCTTCTGGTATTAATTTAGGGGAACATTTAATTAGAAAAGGAATCAAATCATTAGGAGGATTTACTGATCATTTGCAAAAAATTGAAAAGCATTTTTGGATGAAGCGTTTTCCCGTATATGCTCGTTGGAAGAAAAAATGGTTTGCTGAATATGAAAAGAAAGGATTCTTTGATATGTTTACAGGATTTAGGTGCTCTGGATTAATGGGAAAAAATGACGTGGTAAATTATCCCGTACAGGGAGCTGCCTTTCATTGCTTATTATGGTCTTTTATTCAATTAGATAAATTAATGGTAAAGGAGAAATGGGATACCAGACTAATAGGACAAATCCATGATTCTATTTTATTTGATGTCCATCCAGATGAGCTAGATCATTTGATTGCCAGTGCAAAGAATGTAACTGAGGTTCAACTAGCTAAGGAATGGGATTGGATAATAACACCATTGTCAATTGATATTGAACTTTGTGAGGTTGATGAAAGTTGGTTGCATAAAAAAGATCTGAATGAATTCAATTGAAATTGTATAATAAAAAGTAAAATAGAATAATATGAGTTTGTATAATAAATATCGACCTAAGACATTTGATGACATTATTGGAAATGAAGATATTGTTTCCTATTTGAAAGGAGTGATTGATGAGGAAGATAATCGTCCACATGTCTTTTTATTGCACGGCCCTACAGGTTGTGGAAAGACGACAATGGCTCGGATTATTTCTAAAGATCTTGGTTGTTCCAGTATCAATACTAGAGAAATTAATACTGCTGATTTTAGAGGAATTGATTCCGTGCGGGAGATGATTAGAAGTTCTAGGTACCAAGGAATAGGTGGGGGGAATCGAGTTTGGATTATTGACGAGATTCATAAAATGACAACGGATGCACAAAACGCTATGTTGAAATTACTAGAAGACACAACACAAAATTCTTATTACATCTTATGCACAACGGACCCTAATAAATTACTTCCTACAGTTAGAGGAAGAACGATTTCACTACAGGTAAAGCCATTGCAGGATAATCAGATGATGGACCTATTAAGAAGAGTGGTAAAAGAAGAAGGAAAGAGGGTAAAAAGAAATGTATATGAACAAATAGTACAAGATTCATTTGGTTTTCCTAGGAATGCATTACAAATATTAGAAAAAATACTAAAAGTAGATCCGGAACAGCAGATGAAGATGGCAAAGGAATCCATTAGTGAGCAGAGCAATTCTATTCAATTGTGTAGGGCTTTGCTGTCAGGTTCCGGATGGAAGAGAGTTAGTTTGTTGTTAAAGGGAATAAAAGACCAAGACGCTGAGTCTATTAGAAGGCATGTCTTAGGATACGCTCAATCAATACTTTTAAATGGAACAAATGACAAAGCAGCTCATGTATTAGAAGAATTTATTGACCCTTTTTATAATTCAGGATTTCCAGGATTAGTATTAGCGTGTTACTCAGTAATTAAAGGATAAAATATGAAAGAAGTATTAATACAGTATCAGAAAAGAGGTTGGAAAATAACATATAATAATCAAGATCAAGCGATTTTTAAGGAACCTAAAGGGATTGGGTTTTTTGTTTTGTTAAGTTGTTCCGATTCTGAAAAAAGATTTATTAATTTTAATAACAAAAAGGATGAATGATTTAAGTTATGAACACGATTTATCTATTGATGATAATGCCTTAGATTTAGAATGGTTAGAACAACCCTTACTTATGTTGAAGTACACAAAAGCAGCGGCAGTTACTAGGAGAGAAATTGACAGGATGAAAGAAATGTTGAGTGTCGAGAGAGCTAGACTTGATAAATCAATTAGGAAGAATCCTGAAAAGTACGAGATTGAAAAGATTACGGAGTCTGTTATCAATAGCACTATCCTTTTACAAAAAAGCTATCAAACGATTCAAACGGATGTTATTGAAGCACAGTATGAGCATCAGATGTTACAAGGAGCCGTGCAGGCGGTTGAGCACAGAAAGCAGGCATTAGAAAATATGTCTAAGTTATTAGGGTTGCAATATTTTGCCGGACCTAAAACGCCTCGAGACTTACCATATGAAGTAAGGAAAAACCAGGAAAAAAACAGAGCAAATAAAACAGTTAAGATCAAAAGAAGGAAATAAATGAATGTTTTTATTGAGATTGTATTCTATACAATATCCGCTATTATTTTAGTTTTGTGGTTAATTCCATTAATTCTATACTTATGGGGGTCTATGTTTGTGAAAGGAATTATGACAAGTTATTTTCAATCATTAAATAAATATAAGAATGGCAAAGAAAAAGAAAAGTAAGTTTGGGGCAAACGTTGTAGCGGACGTTGAAAGACGAAAAAAGGAAGGAAGTGCTTATGGGTATTTGAATCTTCCTAAAGGATTGACAATGTTTAAAGAATCTGAAGGGAAACTTCGATTAGATATTATTCCTTATATGGTAACGGATAAAAATCATATAGATGCAAATGATGCTTCTGAAATAGCATTGGTAGGAGATCCTTGGTATAAACGACCTATATTGTCACATAGAAATGTTGGAGTAAATAATGAGTCTGTCATTTGTTTAAGAACAATTGGAAAGAAGTGCCCTATTTGTGAACAAAGAGATAAGCAATTTAAAGAAGGAATGGACAAAGATGATGTAATTCCAAAAGCACAGCTCAGAAATTTATATTTGGTTATTCCAATAGGACATAAAGAATATGATGAAGAAATCCATTTATGGGACATTAGTGATTATTTATTTCAGCAAAAATTAGATGAAGAATTAGGGGAGGACCCTGATCAAGGGATATTCCCTGACCCCGAAGAAGGCA